TAATAGACATATGCACGTCCATTATCATGGTCATACCAGACATCACCAGCGCTAGGTAGGCTAGGAGGTGAGCTACTAACAGCAGCACCACCTGCAGCCGTTACCCATTGTCCAGCACCGTTATACAGTTCAATCTTATCTAAAGTATTGTTATACCTAATTGCACCTTCTTCAGCATACGTGACGCTTTCAAAAGGTAGCTTGACTCCATTGTTACCTTTAATAGGAATATCACTAACAACAAAGTCAAACGTTCCATCACTATTAGAGTCAGTAATAGTAAATGCATTACGAACGTCAGCAGCTAATGTGGCTTGTGTTTGAGCAGCTGTAGCTGATGTCTGAGCTGCAGTCGCAGATGTTTGAGCTGCAGTCGCAGATGCTTGTGCAGTAGTTGCCGCTGATTGAGCAGCAGTGGCATTAGTGTTAGCTGTATTAGCAGTTGTCACAGCACTATTGGCTGTAGTAGTTGCATTATTAGCTGTAGTAGTTGCAGCATTAGCTGTATTAACAGCAGACGTTGCATCTGTTTGAGCACTGTTAGCTGTGGTTACCGCAGAACTAGCAGTTGTAGATGCTGTATTAGCTGTATTAACTGCAGCTGTAGCATTCGTACTTGCAGTATTTGCTGTTGACACAGCATTTCCTGCACTAGTAATCGCACTATTAGCATCTTGACCTGCTGCCGTAGATGCTGTCACAGCATTAGCAGCATTTGTAGATGCTGTATTCGCTGTTGCAACCGCAGTATCCGATTTAGTGTTCGCTGAGTTAGCAGTAGTTACTGCTCCGTTAGCTGTAGCTGTAGCAGCATTTGCAGTGGTTACAGCACCGTTAGCAGTAGTCGTTGCAATCAATGCTTCAGCATCTGACTCCTGTGTTACATACAAGTTCTGAGTAAAGTTCTCATTCAAATCCTCAGCTTTAATGGCGGAACCTGGGAAGAATGTAGCTGTCAGATTATCACTTGCTGTATCACGGAAAATTCTAATAGCAACACCATTTGCTGGTGCTGTTGTGAATGATAGTGTTGTAGCGTTGGCAAATGTTTAAATATTCAAATGTAAATGAATAGTTCGTTGTCGAACCATTCCCTGTGTATGTAGTTTGTGTAGTTGCCATTGCTTATTAGCGAGAGAAATTTTGCTCCATGTAATCAAGGAATCTTTCTGCAGCATCCTGATCACCCCTTTTTAAATATTGATCAACAGTATCTCTAACCATCTGCTTCCTACGAATTTCAGTTACATGCGGTGAAGCAGCTATTGCTGCATCTCTTGCATCCTTAAGTTCTTTGTCAAGCATTGCATGGATACCACCATAGGTATCAAGATCAGGTTCCATACCTTTATCAATAGCTCGTTTATAGTCTTTCCTAAATGCCTTTGCTGCCTGCATAGACATCACTCTTTGAATGCCCTTTTTAAACAATTCATCACGACCCATGATATCGGTAATGCTTGATATTTGTTCTGGCGTTAGTTTCGTACCTTTTCCATTAGTTCGTAAGTTAGGTCTTCCGTCATATTCAATATCAATTAAGAATTGTTTTTCAGGACTTATTTTACCGTTTACTTTCCAAGGTGCATAAGTATTCCAGATTCTTGCCATAATATTATCTGGCACTCCTACCTTTCCACCATCGACATAATCATGAACATCTGGCAAACCTTTCTTGACTAGAGGTAAGCGATTCTGAATCATTTGAGTTAGCTCTTGATCTACCTGTTTAAGGTTAGGATCCATTAATCGTGAGATTTCAGCTAGTTGGCTAGATCCAGGAATCGTTGCTGCTGTAAGGAAACTAGAAGCCCATTTACTTAAGGCACCACCATTCATACTTAACACATCAAACAATCCTTCAAGACCTGCTACATGACTCTTTTTAGTGATAGATGCACCAAGAATAAAGCCCATCTTCTGGGCTTGAGTCATCATGTCATTAGGAGACAGTGTGTCAAAGTTATCTAATACATCAACAGTCAAAGCTAGCCAGTTAGACATCGGTCCTAGGTTGTCGTAACTGACCCAACCCATGCCTGGGATATCAATTGTTCTTGGTTTCCAATTCATATCACGTCTGAGTGCTTGTTTCTGGCGGTCATAAAGCCCGTTTCCACGTATACGGTCATTCATAAATAGTGCAACAGCACCGGTTACAGCAATGCTTCCCATTGCCTTTCTACCAATAATGTCAGCACGTAATTCGTTGTACTTTGCCTTAGCTGTGTATTCATTAACTTCTATACCCCTTTTAGCAAAGATCTCCTTTACTTTGTCAATTGGCGTATTCTCAAACTCTTCAGCAAATTCAGCAGCTTGTTTATGGAATGCATGTAACGGATTCGTTGGAGAATAAGTCGATGACAATACCAAGTCATTTACTGGTGTTTTAGTAAATAGCATGAATGGTTTCAGACCTGGCATATGAGTAATTAGATTAGATAATGCTCTGTTTGCATCATTGTCTAAGTTCATTGCAATTTCACCTGCTGCATGTTTTACAGCTTCATCAGTGATAATTCCATCCTCATTAAACATACCTGCATAAACTTTCTTATACAGTGCTTCTGATTGCTCCCGATTAAATTCTAAGGCACCACCTTTTGTAATCTCATCATATGCTCTTCCTTTTGCTTCAGCTACAGCAACAGCAGCTTGAACAAAGCCATCTTCTGCCTGCATCGCCCTCGTACCAAATCGCAGCCAAGGATGTTTACCTAGTGCAACTTGATCGTTTACAAACTGTGCCATTACCTGAGGGCCATACTCTCCTCTTTGTGCTGATGCATCTGCGAATGCATTGATTAAATCTACTTGTGCTTCATTTTTAAGCCCGATGTTATCTCGTGCTTCGATGACATATGGATCTAATGCAGATCGTTTGTAGATCTGGTTCATGTATTGGAATGAACTCTGCATTGTTTCCATCATTGCGTTGTATTGATACCAACCACGCCTTACAGTTTTAAGATCAGTACGAAGCAATGCTCCGACCATCGTCCTTAAAGGTTTTTCTGCTAATAGATATGCACCTGATGCACCAGCTTTAAGTGGCGTAGCAAATGCACCCAAAGTACCGTTGTAGACATTTGCCCAAAAACCCCTCATTACTACAGAAGGAATGTTTGGATTTAAATCAATCAGTGCTTTAGAGAATACACCTGTAGAGTTTTTTACATATTGATTTAGCTTATGGATTGTATTGACATTTCCGTCAGTCATTTCATATGCCATCATCAATGGTGCTAGCATCTCTGGACGTTCTTCTTTAATTACACGTAAGTTATCCACAACTTCTTTCGATTCTTGCTTGATGCGTTCCATCGTTGCAAGTGTTGTGTTCTTTTCGTCTTTAACTAAATTATGAAGCCGTTTAGATTCTGCCATCTTCATGGCATCAGATCCACTCTTTGTCATACGATTCCACAAGTTCAGCATGTTTAGTGCTCTACCTCGTGAATATGAAGTCATACCTTTCTGTGCCATCAAGAATTCAACACGATCTAGGATCTGTTCTTGTGCTCTAGCAATAGCTGGTGTGCCTTCAGTAAGTCTCATACCTTGTGCCGTATCAGAAATCTGACCAGCAAATGAAGTACCTACATAGGCTTGTGCCTTCATGTAATCCATATTCATGAAGTCATCCATATACTTTTTAATTGCTTTAAATGTGCCAGCATATGCTTCTGAATTAAGTACTTTGACACCTGTATCTACATCTGTTCCTTGGAACTGAGCAAGTGTACGCTTTAGTTCAGGTACATCCATTTCATAAAAGATACCAGCTAGCTTCTCACCTGACTCCATGATCTCGTCATGGGTAATGTAGCGTCCAGATGCACTCGTATATCCATATACATCAGCGTCTTTTAGACCTTCAGCAAGACCTTTGATAATAGTTTCTTGATTATTAGTTGCTTCTAATCCAAACTTGAGAGCACCTTCTGACATAACACTTCCAACACGTCCGTAAACAGTATCGATGTTCTTGTCAATACGTACATAATCTACTGATGCCCCAACAATACCTAGATCATCTACTGACCTAATGCCTTGTTCTTGATAACCATATAAGTCGTGGTAGCCAAATACTGGCTCATCAGGATTAACTGATTTCTCAAAGTTGTAGCCACCAACCTCATCTAGTTCAACAGCACGTCTACCGGCAGACTCTTCTATTACCTCTTCAGGTGTCCCTTCTTTTGTAATGTTCTTGTTAAACCAATTCTTTGCCTTTTCAGTTTTTGGTACCCATTGTGTCTCGCGTGTAATACCACGCAACCCTTTAGCTAATTTGTTTAAACCAAGTAGCACATCAACGCCAGCACCGAGACCAACACCTTCAGTGACATTCTTTGCTCGTTTTACATCTTCACTGTCAGTATCTAACGTAGCAATGTTATCTGGGATCCAACCCCACCAACGTGGCCATGCCTTTTTCAGACTTCCAGCAAGGTTGTCATCCTTTTGGTTAATCTCTACTGTGTAATCCACAGCAGCACCAGCACCCATTGAGAATCCAGTAGTACCAATTTTCTTGACTAATGGATCTGCAAAGAACTTGATGTTCTTAGCTTTACTAGCAAGCCCAGCTGATCCAAAGCCGCTTAGCAATACTGTAGGGATGACAATAGATGAGATCTCCCTAATTGACTGTGCTACCTCATTTTCAAATTCAGGAATTTTAGGTGCTTCCTGTTGTGTTACTAGATTAAATGCATCTACTGCAAAATCTGCAATACCAGCACCAGGAGCTGTTTGTAATTCAGTGATTGCAGGAGAGAAGATAGTTGCTCCAGCTAGTGCTTCTGCTTTTGTCTGCCCTCCAATTGTTTTAACGTCTTGGTCTTGTGTCTCTGGACCCTCTGCCGTAGCTTCAGGTATCTCATTTATCGTTGCAGCATTGTCTAACTGTTGCAAGTCACTTTCAGCCTGAGCTTGGCGTTGCTGAAGCTGTAGCTGTTCTTCTTCAGTTAGTTGAAACGTATCTCCCTGCAACAGTTCTTCTTCATTCATTTAATTGAACTAGCTTAGTTTAAAAATTGTTCGTAAATTCCTTTATTGTAAACACTCCATGGGGTAAATCCACCTGCTTCGTCAAATACTTCCTTTGCAATGATCATTGCCTTACGTGGGTCACGTAGGTCGTCTTCTGTAAAGCCTCTACGTTCAAGCTTATCCATATGTGCTTGTACATTGATCTGTGGTCCTCCAATTGAGTACTCACGTTCTTTGTTCGGATCTAATCCAGATTGAACCGTGTCATCAGTGGCATTACCTCCGGACTCACCCATGATAATTGCTGCCATGACTCTTGCTTCTTCAGGTGTAAATCCAACTTCTAACCCAATTGATTCCCATTGATTTTGTGGTAAGACTTGAGATTGTCGTGTTGCTGCAAGCGCAGATCTAATAGGAGGCGGACCCCCAGATATCATGTAGTTAGCTCTTTGTGAAATCTTAGGATCAGTTGTATAGAACCTGTGTGTAATAGGATCTAAACTTTCTTTAATACGTTCTTTGATATCATTGCCAGGTACTACTGGTTCTAAATCAAATTGCTCTGCAAGTTTATTATGCATTTCCAAATCTGTAAGATTAAGACTCGGTACTGATCGGTTGATAAGTGAGGCAATAGGACTTGCTATGCCTTGTGTTGTTGCTGTGTTGTTGTGATATTCGATAAAGTTTTCCTGGTCTAATACTTCTGATAGTTTTTTAAAACTTGCTCCTTGTGGATCACCTAATACTGAATCCATTTTTTGTCTGAACTCAATACCTTCTCTAAGTTCTTCCGACAAGTTACTGACTTGGTTCTCCCACTCAATAAACTCCATTGTTCTGGTGTTTATATTTAGTGGGTTATTTACAAAGTCCAGAGCCTTCTGCTGTACCCCTGCCTTTGTTCTTTCAGCAGTAACTGCATAGTCTTCGACAATGCCTGCGTCAGCTAGTCGTGCTTGCTCTCGCAAGGTATCCTTTCTCCACATAGTTACATACTTGTTTTGCATATATGTAGAGCTAGGTCCTTTGTTAGTACCTCGTGCTACCAGCGCACCATTGTGTAGAAACACACCTTTGATGTCATTAACATGTCGTTTTGACTCTGAGTTTGTACGGATGTTTTGCTCATGCATCGCACGAGACATCCAAGTACCTACATCCTTTTCACTTAAGCCGTAGCTTTTCAGCTTTGCAACAGTAAGGTTGCCTTCATTGTAATCCTTTTGAATTAGTTCTAAAGACTTCTCTCTTACCTGTGCAGGGATGCTCAGTTTTCTAAGTCTTTCTAATGCATCAAGTTTTGATGGATCGTGTCCACTTTGTACAGCAGCCTCTTCAATCTGTGCAAACTCATCAGCAGTGATGTACCCATCACCTTCAACAGCAAACTGATTGCCCATGATTAGGAGATCATTATTAGTCTCTGCAATATCATTACTTGCCTTTGCTGTATCCCCGGCTTTTTTAGTTCTCCTAGTCGTGTTAATTAGTTTAACAATCTCACCAACTTGACTGTCGGCAATTCCGAATGCTTCTCTAAATGTTTTATCACCACCTGCATAGTTTACTAATTTACTATTTAAAAAGGCTTCAGCTTTGTCGGGTTCTAATGTTCCACTATTTAATCGATTCTTGATTACTTCATAAACCCTTTCCTTTGCTGATGGATCTTTTGACAGTAATGTCATCATTGTCCCATCATCAATAGCTTTGCTGATTACATTGAGGCTTGCATTTCTGAGGTCAGCTATGTTGTCTTCAAGTTTCTCCTTGTCGTACTTATCGTTGTATTCATTTACTAGGTCACGTACCTTCTTGTTAATAGATTGTTCAAGGAATTCTCCTCTGAAATAGTTACCCTTTTCATCGGTGAGTTCTCCCAAGTAATCTTTAACTTTACCCTCTATGGTAGCTTTCTTATGCTCTACGCTATCATTTGCATCAAATAAGGACGCCTCCTTCGCAAGCAATGATTCTATCTTTCTAAATTCACTATTTGCAAAATTTATATTATTGATGTAGGCATGAGATCCTGAATCGTTAATAAATAATTTAACAATGGCATCAATCTTTTCTGGAGAATATCCGTCTTTAAGCATCTCGATGCCAAGATTAGTCTTCAAGAATTCGGAAGTTGTTAGATTTTTGTCTAAATTGTTGACTGCTAATCTGTCGTCAAGCGTTAGACCATACTGCAAAATTGTAGCGTTATAAGCAGAACGTCTTTTGTCCTTTTGGTTCTGAATTGTATCCCCTACAAATGTAGCTGCACTCGCAGAGAAATCCTTCAGCTTTGCATGAAAATCAGTTACTTCCTTTAAGCGATTCTCTTCGTTCTGAATCTGAATGTTGTAATTCATTTGTTCAGACTCTTGATACAGTTTCCTGTTTTCCATATCAAGATTGAACGCAAGCTCTCGGCTTTGTTGTTCAGTCTGTTGGTTGAACATCTGTGCCCTTAGGCCGAGTTCATTATTCCGTGCTTGTTGTTTCTGAGCAGCCTGCAACCCAGCATCTTCATAGGCTGCTTTCTCTCGAATTCGGTCTACTTTTGTTTTTGTAGCTTTGACTTGCCCGGCACCGAAACTGCCAGGCTGAGCTTTAATTTGATATTTACTCATTTTTATCCGTACGATGCAATTGCTGCACCAAAGTCAAACGGGTCTGGTCCACCGATTCCACCGGCTACTGCTGCCTTTGCTAAACCAAAAGCATCATCCATCAATGCTAAGCCTAAGTTCTCTTGTGGTGCAGACATCTTGATTGGTTTAGGTGGTTTCCTCCATTCTGGAATCTCTGCATACTCAGGCTTAGGTGCCCTTTCAGGTCTTGGTAGTGCAGGTAGTGCAGATGGTTCTGAAAGAATTGAATTCATTGCATTTAAATCTTCTTGTAATCTATCCTGTTTGAATTTAATCCTCATCGCTGCATCATTAGCATCAACATTATCTCGTGTTGCTTCAAGCATCACTCTGTCCATAATTAGTTGATCTACTAACCCTGTCATCTTGAGATTCTCACCTTCCTCAGCAAACATAAATGCACTAGCAATTGCACTTTGCCTTGCACCTGATTCAGCAACTTGCGCTTGAATTGCTTTGCTTGCAGATCGCCCTGTACCGCCTGCTGCACGTTGTTTACCTGCAGCCTGCAACCCTTGAACAATTTCTTCTTGTGTATCTAAGTTGGCTTGTCCTGCTAGTTTCTTTTTATTCAAAGAAACTCCCGCAGAAGCTGCTAAAAAGCTTCTTTCTGTCTCCTCTTCATCGAAACGGATACCAATCAGTTGTTCTCTATACGAACGCTGTTGCTGCATCTGAGCATTGTTATATGCCATTTCATTGAAGCTTGTCTGTTGTACAGCTTCATCAATCGATGCTTCATACGCTTCCCTTTCCGTATTCTCTTTACGAATACGCATCTTTTCACCGAACCGCCACTGTGAAAGATCGTTCCGATGTTGGTGTTTCCGGTTAGTATTATTATTCCTTTTAAGAACCGCTAGGCTTTCTACTTTAAATTTGTAGTTATCTTTACCTACACTTTTATTGTATTTATAAGCCTGTTTATTGGCTTTGTTTTGTGCTGTGGTTTGTTTTCTTGCTTGTGCATTACGGCTTTTTGCACCGAAAAAATTACTTAAAGGAAAACCCATCCTCAGACCCTCCTATAGAAACGTGGTGTGTAATTTCCTTCCCACATCATTGCGTTTACAGCAACTGGAAAGGGTGTGTTGTTAAACATCCTCAATTTAAAATTCTCTGTACGTTGATGAATTGGTACTGTGAATACAGTTTCGTTATCTAGTGGAACGTCATTAGCTAGATAGTTGTTAGCTTCAATTACGGGTGCCGTCGCAAACCACTCTTTAATTGCAAATACTATCGTTGCATTAGCTGCAGGAGCACTGCCAAACACAATGGTCGTGTCGTTAGTAAAGCTAAATGCTGTCGTAGCTATACCATTAACTGATACTTTCACATCACTTCGATCTTCAAAATCAAGATCTCGTTTGTTATAGGTAAATGTTGTTGTACTGCCATCTCCTGTAAATGTTAGTCTGTAGGGTTCCCTTCCTTGTTGCTTTACTTGGAAGTTCATTGCACCAGATAAACCTACTGAAAATTTCATTCGAGCGATTGTTAAATTAGCAGTAAAATCTGTGGCAGTACTTTCAGGTCTAAAGTATGTAGTTGGTAGATGTACATCAAAATTATATTTGAATCCAACAATGACATCACTTGCTAAAGTTGTAAGATTTTTTCCAGGTACAATTAGATAAGGACCTGTACCATCACTTCCACGTTCTGGTGTAATTGTAAAACCCGATTCAACAAATGTACCAGTGCTTGTATTGCCTTTGATAAGTAGTACCGGTGTCAGCTCACTTACGTCGTTATAAGGTAAATAGCATTTTGATAGGTTATTACTTGAATCAAAGACAACACTATTTGCTGTAGCATATAAGTCTATAGATGGATTAACTTTTTGCCCTTCATTATTGACAATAATTGCTTGCTCAGGACTTTGACTTAATGCTGCTTTAGTAAGTGTAAACTGATTACCTTGTTTGGTTACAGCATACATATCATCTGAATCAATAGCCATGAATTGGGTTGTACCTGGCATTTGCCATTCCACCCAAGCCTGCATTAATGTTTCTTTGCCATCGCTATAGTATCTAAATACATATACTTTATTTGACGATTGATCTGCTAATGCAATCATTGAATTCTGTGGACTTGAAATCAATTGATCAATGTTTGGTGATATCCATTCTTTCACTACTCTTGATAGATCTAGTACCTGTGGGTTCTCTTGTTGTCCACGAGTTACCATACTGAAACACCTTGTATATCCTGGTGTCTTGCTAATAAAATTAAGTTGTGTACCAACATCTACTGGGTCAACTTTATCATCCATCTCATAGTTCGAGATTGTTCTGATTGTTGCTAACTGTGGAGTTAACACACCACTATCAGAGAATAAAATAAATTGTTGTTTAGATGAAAATAGTACAACACCTTGTGCAGTTGGAAGTACCGCATGTAGTGATGTTGGTTTTACTGATGAACAGCTGATATCAACTGGATCTGAGTCAAGAACTGTCTGAGCACTTTTAAAGTAGAAGTCAAAAAATTCTCCTGACTGACTCATCGCTACATTATCTTTTGATAGAAAACCAAGTCTATTGTTATGAAAGAATCCTGCTGTGATTGTATTACCAACAAAGCTTGGTTGACTGTTTGTTTTGTCGTCACCAACAATTCTTTGTTTGTAGTTTACCGTCCTAAAAATAAATGTATTTGTACCAGTATTTACTAGCTCATGTGGAAGTGTTGTATCAACCATTCCTGGTGATACATCTGGTGCCACTGTTTCTTCCCAGTATCCCCTTCCTTTACCTACATTACCCACAGCATTATCTGCTTTAAATGCTGCGTAGTAGTCATCTAATACGCCAGTTGTATTTGCAATCTTAACTACATGACCATGGTATGACTCTTCAGGAAGCTTTGCTACGGATGATACCTCATCCTGAAATGCTTCTAGTTGGTTATTGCCAAAGCCACCTCTTGCTTCTAACGTAAATTCAGTAGCTGTTCCACTAACAACTCTTGTAATATCTAAACTTACTTTTCCATTTTGGGTTACTGTCCATGTGCCATTAAAGTCAGTATTGCTCGCAGACTGTTGTGCAGTAATTAAAGCATTAATTGCATCCTTTAGATTATGCCCCGTCTTGTTGGCTAAGATGTCATCAAAGGTATAGTCTGTGGTGTGCGATGTTATTGATGTTTCAACACCTTGAATCTTTACAAAGTACTCTACTTCTGGTGAAGCCCCTGAGATAACAATAGTTCCTTTTGACTTAGCTACAAATGCTGGGCTTGGAACTGCTCTTGCTGTTACGGTTATAGAGTTATTAATTACAAGTGTTGTATCTTGAACTGTAATAAGTTTATAGTTGTCTTTGGTTCCGCTTAAATATGCCTGTGCTCCTGTTCCGTATGTGACAGTACAGGCTACACCTGTTAAAGCATTCCAAGCAAATACACTGTTCCCTTTAATACACCCAACGTATTCTTCATCGTCATCCCTATTGATATAAAACCATTTTGCATCATCATATGCTGTACCTGTTCCTAGGTTTGCAATATGCTTAAAGCCAGGTCGTTTTGTTAGCCCGTAGGTGGCATCAGGAAAGCCGTTGTAGCACTCACGGACCTGACCGGGAAGCATTTTGTCATCTGATTGTTTTGATACTCCACCTAGATAGTTGGAGATCCGTTGAGTTACTGCTGCCATTTATCGATAAAGTGCGTTGTATGGTTTGTAGCTGTTGTAGGTATTTGTATTACCTGGATGGCCAAAGAATGTATAGTCTCCTTGATTACATTCATACTCCATTGCCATTGCCCTAGTAAATGCTTCTTTTTGTTGAAGCATCTGGTACTGAGTACTATCACCAACAATTCTGCTGCTTACTGTTGATGCAGCTCTACTGATAATAAAATCTGCAATAGCTGTTGGGATATCTACCCAATCAAATAACCATGTGATATCACATTCAATTTCTTTAGTGAATGTATAGGTATGATTGGCTTTGTCATATAGTTTACCGCTTCGTCTAATAACATCAAGCTCTACATTAGATGCATTCTGTGTTGGATCAATCTGTAGAATGTTATTAGGAATTACTATTTCGTTGTTTGTGTCAGGAGTCATTGGATAGTGACTCTCCTTATTAAATGTCCATCCCTCAGCCTGTACTTCCCGTGAGACTTCTAACAAAGTCTGGTAAGCAATCGCAACGTCCGGGTTGGTTTGATCAAGGGTAGTCACAGGCGCTTGAC